CAAGGGTCAAGCCCTTACCCCCTGTGTGATAATGTTATGCTAAATCTTCTGTTGCTGATACGTCATGAATCTTCAAGATGGCTCTTGATGGGTTCGTGAGTTTGTAACCAGATACCATTTCAACTTCAGCGACGACGCCGTTGTAACGTGGCATACCGTCCCAGATACCGACGACGTTAACCGATGTGACTGCGGATAATGCGTCATGATCGTACACGATAAATTCGAGGATGTCCGTGCCAGCTTGCCATGCGATGTTGGACCCGGCGTTCGGTGTGGTCAAGTTGCCTGCGGCACTTTGTAAATCTTCATATTCAAATACGTTCAAGCCAGCAATACGGCCGACGTATGCGTCGCGTACGACTTCGTTGTCGAGGTCGACTGAGCGTTGGAACTCTTCGGATTTAAGCAAGTTGCCATAGACAGTCGGCGATACGATGATAGTGTCTGGATTGGCTTTGAGGTCTCTGAGCGCTTGGCGTGCATCGACGATAATGCCATATACAGTGTTATCTGCGCATGCAACGGTGATGTTATTAAGGAGCCTGACACTCGCCTCATCAACGATGGCCGATGCAGCTTCGATGTTCCACGCTGCTTTGACTTCTTGTACAGCGGTTTCAAGTTCTGCAGCCGCGATGCCGTACGCTACGGATGCGACTGTCGCACCGTAAATCTTACGAGCGCGGTTGAATTGCTTGTTCAGCGAGATGGTGATAATGCTGTCGGCAACGACTGTTTCGTTGAAGTCGGCGCCCGGCACTGTGGCTGCTACGGTGCCAACACCGGGTTTATGAACCATAATTTGACCGGCAGGCCCAATTTGGTATTTGTCAGTGAAACTCACGCCGGGTTGGAATACGTTACCGGCAAATAGATTCGGTTCGACTAGCGGTGAGAATTTGTCGTCGACTGTGTGCCCTGTCGACGCTGGGTATAATAAGTTTGCCATGATTTAATCCTCCTATGGATTATTTTTTATTCTTGTTATATTTCCGATATCGTGGGTCGTTCGCCATATACGCCTCGGCTTCCGTCTTATCGCTTGGCGCCGTCGTGTTTTTCGGATCTTGTAGCCCTACTTTTATCACGCCGTTCCCTTTCAAGATCGGGTATTTCTTAATAACGCCTTCGAGTTTCGTCGGGTCGTTCCCCGCTAATTTCAGAGCGTCCTCGATGTTATCGGGATGAATTCCCAACTGGCTCGCTTTCATCTTGCTCTCATATGCCAATTTCTCAGCCGCCCATGTAGCGCGCTCGGCGTCATGCACGGCGATTTTATCTTGTAATTTCTGTGCTTCTGTTTTCTGGCTATCGAGCAATTCTTTTACTTTCTTTAACCCCTCAGCCTCGAACACGTTAACGCCAAGTTCCTTCGATAATTCTTTCAGGATTTCTTGTCTTGACGCCTTCTGTTCTGCGGGTGTTACTACTGGTGTTACCTCCGGTACGATTACCGTGTTGATGTCTGGCATGTTGCCCTCCTATTTTAAGTCTGTCGACTGTTTGAATTTATATCACGCACGAGCGCAAGCCCGGCGATAATACCTACACTTAATAAATCACTCGGCGCCACCATCGTGCTCAGCGCCAGCGCCGCGAGCAGTGTCCTGCCTCCGTCACCCTCATGCGGTGTACGGACTGGTGCGACGTCGTCCTCGATGTTGACAGCGCCCATCCTGTAATACGGCACGCCTACGCGTCTGAGTTCAGTCCAGACGAACCGACCCTTGCTCGATGCGTTGAGCATGTCGTAATATCTGTCGCCGCTCGTCGGGTAACCGTACGTCGCTCCCCCGTGAAATCTCACGATGAGCGTCTTGCCATCCTTTGCCACGGCCGATACGTTGCTCGACACCACACTGCGAAATCCTCGGCGAGCGAGGTACTTGCTCTCGCCCTCGGTGTGTACGAGCCGTTGATATTTCCTGTTCTCGTTAAGCGCTTTCTGTGGCATCCGGTGTCACCACCTCGGCTGTCTCTGTCTCGGCTGTCTCGACCTCGATGATCTCGATGTCCTCGTCCTCGAGTATCTCGTTGTCAGCGAGGTTGTCGGCCTGCAGTGCTGACATCTCGGCCTGCGAGATGCTGTTAAAATTATTTTCTAATTTGATGCGCGCTGACATCGCATATTGCTCGCGTGCGGTCATGTCGTCATGCACGTAGCGCACACCAGTGAGAATATCCCACGATGTTCCGAGCCCGTTGCGCACTTCCTCGGTGCGCTCAGCCTTGGACTTGATAATGTAGTCGTTAAACGACACCTTGATATCAAAGTCAGGCAGCGACGTCACGCCCGTGTTAATGAGATAAAATTCCAGTGTGATTTTCAAAAACTCCTGCAGGAATTCAACCCACATCTCGGCTTTTTTATTCCGTGTTCTGATACTGACTTTCTCGCGCTCCTGCTGTGACGCGTCCGATGCCGCTGTCGACTCCAGCCCCGTCGCGCCGACCGTGAGTGGCGACAACCCCGCGTTGTTGAGCAGGTGCATCGCCCACACCTTGTATGACTCGATGTGCTTCTCGACGCGCACGTTACCTTGATGGTAGGATATTTTCTGCTTCTCGACGTTCTCGCTCGGCGAGTCGGCGAACAATATATGATCCTTGACAAATCCTTCGGGATAACTGAATTTACCATCGGTGCCTTTTATCATGAGTTCCTCAGGGAAATATCTGTATAATTTCCCGTCGCGGAACTCTTGTATCCATGTTGATATAATCTCGTCGATGGCGTCGAACGCGCCGTATGATCCGGCGTAGTCACTCTCACCGATAACCGAGTAACGGAACTCGCTGTTCGGTAACTTGTTAGCCTTGTACATCGACAGGCGCTTAAAATATCCGTCGAACGATACGCGCTTCAACTCGCGCGTCTGCTCGAGTTCTTTTAACGACGCGAGTTTCCAGTCGCCCTCGCTGGTCGAGAACATCAACTCCTCGAGCTTGTAGTCGATATACGAGCCCTTGCTGTCAACGCCGTATATCTCGCTCAGCCTGAATTTACGAGTGCCCTTGTCGTAGTAGATGAAGAATATATCTTCCATGATACGGCCACTCGCGACGGTGTTGGTATAATTCTCAGGCTCCCACACCTCGATTATCGGGTAGTCGCTCAGCGTCGGATTCCATGACAGTTTCAGCGACGTGCCACCAGACCATGACTCGGTCTCGATAGCCTTGGCAAGCACCATGGATTTGAATTTATTATCGGTGAGTATCTCATCGAGTTTCTCTTGCAAGCCCACCTCGTCGTCACCCTCGACCACGATATTGTAACCGTTGCTGATAAGCAGGTCAACCATCTTCTCAGATATCAACTGCGGAAATCCGCTGTGTATCTTCCTGAAATCGTTATCGACCTTCGCCCAGAAATAATTGAGCGACTCCTGCTGACCCTTGCGATGGAATTTCGGTGCTTCTTTTTTGTAAAAATATTGTATGTCTGTCTCGATACCACTGTACCACACCGAATTCTCGAGGATACGGCGTGTCAAGTGCTTATCGTTGTGTGTGTCGTGCAATTCGACTAACAGTGGATTATACTGCATCATGATCGCGCCCCCTTTTTTATGTTCTGCGATTCTCTTATCGATTATCTTATCTAACCATTTCAACTCTCGTCACCACCTGCAGGTTGTATCTTAACCATCTTACTCAGATAGTTTGCGTGTCCGTACTCTACGGCATCGACGCGGTCTTTGTGTATGTGTACCGGGAATGATCGTATTTCCGTCTTGCTCGTCTTGTCGTAATATGCCTTGGCGAACGACTCGTAGCATCGTACCGTGCGCGGTGTGAACAGCAACCGCCCTTGGTCTAATAGCGATATACCCACGTGGACGCGCTGCGTTATCATGTATTTATACGCGTTATAACACCGCATATTAAATTGGCGCTTCAACCTGTCATCCATCGTCAAGCGCATTATCTTCGCCGCGCTGTCGATGAACACACCCTTCATGTACATCGAATACCGCTCATAATACGGCATGAACCACTCGATAAACTTGTTCCATATCTCGTCGTGGTTCGCATCCGCAAATTCCAGCATGTCAACGACGATGTGTTCTCTGTACCCTCGTGTAAATAAATTCAGCGTGAACACGTTGTTATCCGTACCGCCGACGTCTTGCCCGATGGTCATTATCTCGATGCCTCTCGGCTTCAAGAAATCTAATTCCCCCGTCAGCATGTCGAGCTGCACGATGTTGCGCGCCTTATCCATGTAGTCGGCGTATATCGCGCCCTCACGGATGCCACGTATACCGAGTATCTTCGTTTTCCACTGATATGAATTTTTCGGTGTGTTGTCTATCAGGTTCTTGCGCTCAGCGAGCGTCATGGTCGGATTATCGTCGAACGTGAAGAAGTAATATCGGAACGCCGCGTTCGGTTCCTGTAACTCCAATTCCTTCCACGTCTCTCTCGGTATCTGTGCTGCCCACTTGTCAAGCGGTCTGCCCTTGTTCATATAATCCGTATATACTGGGATGTCCGGATCGCCGCCGTTGCACGACGCGTACATCCATCCACCGTTTCTGAACGTCCGTATGAACGCCTCGCTCACGAACTCGTCATCCGCGATGTTAATTTCCTCGATGTTGAACCCGTG